TAACTGGACAGGGGGGTGCGGGGGTGGGGCCGCCTTTAGGTGGCGCCGGAATATGGATGACCCAAAAACCAAATTGTTACTTTCGCGTCACCCTAACACCCTCGCAGTGAAGAACGCTCGAGCGCGTGCACCTTCGCAACGTTGAGTGTTTGCACTCCCGCACGCACGCACGCACGCACGCACGCACGCTCGCTCGCTCGCTCGCTCGCATTCTCACGTTCACTCAACACAAAACAAAACAAAACAAAAGTAACACGAGGGTGTCGTAATTTCTGACGTCTTCGTTTTCATTGATCTCGCCTGTGTTTGTTCCCATGTTCTGCGCATTGAAATTCTGCGCATCGAGAGATGGGACTACACATGGCGCAAGTGAAAACGCTCGACGAAGACATCGGCACGGCACAACAACTCGACATGCTCCGGTGCGAGGGTGCCGGCACAGATGCTCGCGTCGAACATCTCCATTACGATCTCGATCTCGTGCCGCCGGAAGACTTTGCGCGGGCGCTCGGTCTTAGCGAGCAAACGCTTTCGACATGGCGCGCCGAGAAGCAGGGACCGGACTATATCAAGCTTGGCAAGTCGGTGTTCTACCGGCGCGCGGATCTCAAGCGATGGATCGCGCAGAGTCGCGTCAACGTCATTGACGACAGCGAAGCGAAGGCTGCGTGATGACGGACGAGACGGACTTGCTGCTCGATCGACTTGCTGCCGAGGATGCCGCCGACCGTGAGGCGGGGATCGCCGTGCGCGGCGTCATGCAGCAACCACCCCTGCCCAAGATCTTCCGTCTCATCATCGAGAACTATGACCGCCGGCAGGTGCTCAAAAGCCGCGGCGCGGACATTTCGCAAAAAGAATGGCGAGAGCTCAAGGAGCTCCATCTCGACATGCGGCGCAGCTTGCGCCCCGGCGCCGAGCGCGCCCTTGCACCCGGTCCTGTCTAATCACGGAGCCTCAAATGGCGATACACAAATACGTTGTCCGGCGTGATGAGAAATACCCGTTCCTGACGATGAGCAAACTGCGCGAGGGAGATGCGGCTTGCGACGACATGCCGGTTATCAAGTTGTCGGGTGACGAGGTCGAGGACTACGAGATCGCGATGCGCAACTTCAGCGGTTGGCAGCGCCGGCTGGCGGATGTCGACGGAGGCTGACCGGAAATGTCGTTTACGCTCACCGCACGCGATCTCAAACAGCTCGAAGGAGTGCACCCGGATCTTGTCCGGGTGGTCATGCGTGCGGCTGATGATACCGACATGCCGTTCATGGTACTCGAGGGACTTCGCACTCGGGAGCGGCAGGAGATCCTCAAGCAGGGAGGGTCGTCGTGGACGATGAACTCCCGGCATATTAAGGCGCCTAACGGCTGGGGGCATGCCGTCGACATCGCACCCCTGGACAACGGCAAACCGTCATGGTCATGGCCGCTCTACTACAAGCTGGCCGAGATCATCAAACGCGCGGCCACCGAAGAAGGCGTGCCGGTCGTCTGGGGTGGCGATTGGAAGCGTGTGAAGGGCCGCTCGGAGCCCGACGGTCCGCACTGGGAGCTGCCGTGGAGCCGCTATCCAGGCAAGGTCAAGACGTCGAGCCTCGGCGGTGAGGTCTATGGGGAGTACGACGAGCAAGGCGAGTACGACGAGTACGACGAGTATTGGAAGCCCGACGACTATCCCTACGAGCTCGACGATCCGCGTGAAATGCGCCGCGGGCGTTCGCGTATCAGTTGGTCGCTGAAGGGCATCCTCGCATCTGCCGGCGCGAGCATGTTCGGCTTCTGGCATGACTATGGCGCGCTGGTCATCGTCTGCGTGGCGGTCATCGTCGGATTGTCCATCGTGATTTTCCGTGAAGAGCTCAAGGCCGAGCTGCGGGAGAGGCTCGCATGATCGCTGAGTTTTTCCACGGTGTCGTGAGTACCAAGCTCGTGCTCTACTTTTTTCTCTTCCTGGGCGGCGCCGGGCTGTTCGCTGGATGGCTTGGGACGGATCCGCGGGCATGGCTCCTGGGCTTGGTCGGCAAGCTGTCGCTCGCGGTGTCTATCTTTTTGGCGGGCTACCAGAGTGCCGACAATCGTGCCGAGCACGCGCGCGAGATGGCCGAGCTGCGAGGGGTCAACCAGCAGCTTGCGCGGGATCTTGGTGCTGAGAAAATTGCACGCGCGGCGGACAAGCGCATCGCGCAGGAGCTTGCCATCAATATCACGGATGCTGAAAGGGACAACGATGCGTTACGCGAAGCTGTGTCGCGGTTGGCGGTTGCCGATCAGTGCATTGCCACTGCTGACGATCTTAGGCGGGTGCACGGCCCAGCGCGTTGAGCCCGTGGCGGTCAGCCTGCCGGAGCCGCCTGCCTTTGCGCAGCCGGTCAATACGCTGGATATGCGCAAGGGCGAGAGCTGCTGGGTTGCATACAGGCGCAAGCGCGGTGGCGAGCGGCACAACGCCAAGATCATCCTCCAGTACAACGAGTGGTACGCGGAGGTCATGCAGGCATACGAGAACAGCAAACGATGAGGCCGTCATGAGACTGACTTTGCGACTGATGACCTATTTGTTACCTTATGTGGTAACAATGGCCGTCGCCCAGGCGCAGCCCATGTCTGACAATTATCCACAGCCTGAGTATTCGCGCGGGTATTCTCTTGGGTATTCGCAGAAGGCTGCCGGAGGGTGCGGACCAAAACCGCGTGCCTGGTGCGGGTGGTGGCTCAACCAGCAGAAAGGCTGCGTGATGGGGCGCGACGGCAACTTGGCGCGCAACTGGTGCAGCTATGGCCGGCTGGCGCGTCCCAAGCCGGGGGCTGTCGTGGTCTGGCGCCGCGGCACAAAAGGCGGCCACGTCGGCAAGATCGTCAATATGGTCGACGAGTGTACGGCTGAAGTCATTTCAGGAAACGATGGCGGCGCCGTGCGCACGCGGCAGCGCAACGTCTGCAACGCCATCTGCGTGCGGGTGTGAATGTAATCGGGTGACCTATGACGACAATTGTGTATCGGGATGGCGTGCTGGCGGCTGACGCGCGCGTGGTGAGTAAAGATTTCATCTACCCCGAGGTCGTTGAGAAGATTTTCAGGCTCCCCGATGGATCGCTGCTTGGCATAGCCGGGCAGGTATCCAACTACGATGAGATTAGGGCCGCCGTGATGGAAAACCCTAACGATCTTCCGAAGTTCAAAAACAATAGTATGATCCGTATTACGCCGGACGGGACTATCTGGCATGAGGACGGCGGCGTGTTTCTCAAAACCAACGCACCATACATGGCGATCGGATCTGGCGAGCCTTACGCGTGGGGTGCGTTGGCCGTTGGTGCTTCCGCCGAGAAAGCAGTGGCTGTCGCTGCGATGTTTAACGTCGGAACGGGCGGCCCTATTTCGGTTCTGAAGCTGAACGACGAAGACGGTGGGGATTAACGAAATGATTTGTACTAGAAATTCGGGTGGGGGGGGTAGTCCCTGGAAGCAGGCATGGCGAGGTGCGTCATGCCTCTAATGTCAACATTCGCCGCCGCGAGCATACGCGGATTTACGTCAGATGCGCAGCAGCCTCTCCCAAATCTACCAGCCATATTGTGCTGGTACGACGCATCCAGACCGGGCACGATTGGCGTAGATGCGTCATCGAAAATTTTTCAGGTCAATGACATTTCTGGTAACGACAGAAATTTGTTTCAATCAACGTCTGACGCGCAACCGCTACTCTCACGCGCCGGCGGAAAAGCGTCGATTTATTTTGATGGTAGCACTGCAAAAAATCTGGACACGCTAAATAATGTGCCTCTCGGCGGCACCACTGTTTCGGTGCATCTGCTGATGACGCCGGTTTCAATGATTGAGCCCAACGGCCGCTATCTCTCGTTTGGCCTACCCGGAGTCGCCGATTGGAATAGGTCGGCATATTTTAATCTGCTGCATAATGGCAGCAATGCTACAAATATTTCGGTCCAGCGTAATACCATATTCTACGGCGCCAACGGGCAGGTCGCACCAAACACGCTAACGCATATTGCGTTAGCGTTCACAGGCTCACAGCTGCGACTATTCAAAAACAACAACCAATTTTTTAGCGGCAGCGTTGACGGAACGTTCGTCACTACAGGCACTCTGCGCCTGGGTCGAGGGTTGAGCCCCGGAGAGAGAGTTCATTTTCATTTGCACGAATTTCTGATGTCGGCGGCGGCGTTCACTGATGCGCACCGCAGCAAAATTCATTCGTATTTCCAGAAAAAATGGGGGGTCTGAGATGATGGCACATCGAAAATTCGGGGGGGGGGGGTAGACTTCTGAATGCACCGGCATGGCGAGGTAGGCCATGCCTCTATTTGCGGCTCCGATCGAATGACCGGGCGTTATCGGACTCTGATTGTTTTTAAGTCCAGGCTCTCAGATGACGATCGTCAGCGCGTCGAAGGTTATCTCGCGCATCTGTGGGGTCTGACCGCGTCACTACCCAGCAATCACCCTTACAAGACAGCGCCGCCAAGAGTGTGAGGCGTAGTTTTATGTCCAGGCGCCGGTCGGCATCTTGTCCCGAGGCGCCGATCTGTGGGTCAAATGCCGACCGATCAGTTCCGGCATCCTTCCATGCGCAACCAGGCAGACATACTGGAAAGCGTCGATAATGTCGCTCCACGGATGTGTCTTGTCGGGCTTGGGCTTGCGCAATCCGGCTTTTGTCTTGCCGTAGCGATAGCCGCCGCTCAGTGCTCGCACCAGCGTTGGGCACCGTGACTTGTCGATAACGACCGCACCTTTGCCGTCGATCTGGCGCAGCAGCCAGCTCTCCACGGCGCGAATGCGCGGGTCGATGTCGTTGGTCGGTGCAGGGAACGCCTTGAACCCCATGCGCTTGAGCGCGTCGAAGGATGTCTCTTCGGAGAGGCTGCTTTTCGAGACGCCGGCGGGATCGCCAATCATTGCGACGGGTTTACCCATATATCGTACGCCCATCAGGACAGGCCGTACCGCGCGCTCGATATGTAGTTCAAGTCCGATGTCCTCGGCAATGACTTCCTCGAGCACCAGCAGCCGCCCATAATGATCGATTTGACAGATGAGCGTGCAGGGATCGCGGCCAAAGTCCTGACCGACCAGAAGCGGGTGGCCGTAGACCGGATCGAGCGTATCGACGCAGTGGAAGGCGCTTTTGAAACATTCGCGGAAGACCGCGGTGCCGCTCGGGTCGTCACCGAATTGTGCGTGAACGTACCGCCGCACCCAGTCGACGCCGTTGGCGCGCGAGAGTCGTTCGTAATATTTGCGCCCTTGTGCGATACGGTCCGGGTGGTCGAGCGGGAGCTTGAGCGTCTCCGTCGTCTGCGTCAGCCAGTTCAGGTTTTCTGCGATTTCTTCGAGGCCTCCGGGCTGGATGAAGATTTCCCAGTCCGTCGGGCAATTGCCGCCCTCATCCGGCTTGAGCATGAATTTGTGCCAGTCAGAGCCCTCGACCGGCATGTTGGTGTCGATAATCATGCCCATCCATGTGGCACCGCCCATCGCCGCAGACGGATAGCGGCCGCAGCGGCCGGCGATCGGGTCGATGAGCGATGCCTGGATCTCGATACCCTCGGAGATCCACGCGCCGGTGAGCTGCATAGAGAGCAAGCGGCGCTGGTCTTCGATGTCCTCGAGCGGGATGAGGATCCACTCGCTACGCACGTCCCCGACTTCGATGCGGATTGTGTTATCCGAGACCTTGTAGGTGCACATCCCTTGCAGCCATTGCTCGATGTCCTTGAGCACCGTCTGCTTGAGCTGGCTGAGTGTCTGCCGGAGGATAGCGAAGCGGGTATAGCGCAGGCCGTCTGGGGCTGGCTGTTGCTCGCATGCACGGCGGAATAGCTCGAAGATACAGCCTGTCGTTTTGCCGGAACCGACGGGGCCTGCAATCAGACGACCGAACGAGGGGTCTTTCATGAACCGCGCGACTGTCGGCGGTGCATCGAAGACAATATTCGCGCCGACGAAACTCGATGCCTTGCTCATTTGGCATCCAGGATGGCTGTGCGTACCCGGTCTATTTCGCCGTAGTCGCGATGGTAGGTGATGGCTTTGAGCGAGCGGCCTGACAGGAAGCCGGAGCCGAAGTGCCACGCATCTTGCGGGATTGGCGCTTGGTGGATCTCGCTGATGCAGCCATTGCCTTCCGTACCGAGTTTTTCCTCATGGTGAAGGTGGAAGCCGTGCACGTAGCGGAATTTGGTGGCGCCCCAGTCTTCCGCGCGCCTGTGCGCCATGATTGACGCCATGTTCTTGATTTTGACCGTGTGCCCGTGTGTCGCGCCGAACATGCAGGCGCCGAAGCGGTACCACCAGAACAGCGATGGGTCGGTATCGACGGTGACGCGCGGCTCGTTGCGGTACCAGGCGAGCAGGAAGTAGGTGATTGCGACTGAGGTGTGTTCGTCGTGGTTGCCGGGCAGGATCCTGACGACGACATTCTGGTGGCGGCGCAGGGCGGCGTTGATCGTGCGCACCATGAGCTTGCCGGTGACGCTGACCCCTCGCTGGTAGCGGCTGTCGACATCGAGGACGTTGCCGGATTTTGAGGTCTTGTTTTCCTTGTTGTCGGCGTGGAGCAAGTCGCCGCCGCCAAGGACGACACAGGTGGAGCTCGGGATGGAACGGGCGAGGGTATTCTCAACCCCCTGACCGATGACCTTTTCGGCAATATCGAGGTTCCAGTTTACGCCGTCCGTCTCCTTGCCCCAGACCAGCATGTTCATGTGCCAGTCGTTGCAGGGCAGGATCGTGAGCAGCTCGTCGCCTTTGGCTTTCGGCGCCGGGACCGGCTTCGCTGCCGGGCGCCAGTCGGCGAATGTTGCCTTGAGCCATTCCGCGATTTGCAGCGGGTCGAGTTTGTCTTTTTCCCACCGTTGCCACTTGATGACTTCTCGGCCGTCTTCGGTGAGGACCGTGATCCGCCCTGGTGAGAAGCCAGCCGGCGCCTCGAACTCTTCGCCGGGCTCTTTTGTTTGTTTGATCCATTTATCGCCGACCTTGCCGGCGACGGATTTTATCCGGTATCCGGGCATTGCGGGAGGCTCATCGAGCATCAATCCGCGTTCCGCGGCGCGCTTGAGACGTTCGCTTAGTGTCGACTGCGCGATCCCGAGGGCTTCTGCCGCGGCTTCCTGGTTGTTGCAGGCGCGATAGGCTTCGACAGCCTCAAGCAATTCTTGATCTGTGTTTGAGCGTCCCATCAGCTCTCCTTCACCACGTCACCCTCGATTACCTTGTGAGGTAACGTGTTCTCGAAGGTGAGCTTTTCGGATGCGCCGAGGTTGATCGTGACGGTGAATTTCTCACCACCTCCACCTTCGACGCGTGCGTTGTCGATCCCCATGCCCGCGATGCGGGTGAGTGTCTTCACGAGTTCTGTTTTTGCGGAGAGCGGCTCTTTCGGATCGTGGATCCGGGCGTTCGCCTCAGGTAAAAACTCTTCCATCAGCGCCGCGGCTTTTAATTTTGTCCGCTCATGCGTGTTGCCGGCGGCGTTCCATGCGGCCACCTCGGCTTCCAAAATTCGCAGGAAACGCGGGTCTCGCTTGATCTGCTCGAATTGGTTTCGATCTATTTGGTTGTTTTTGAGTATTGTTTCGGTGTCGTAAAGATCAATTGCGATTTCACGCGCAATCCGCAGAAGTACATTGTCCTGTTCGTAGACAGTCAGCGTATTATTTGCCATTGTTACTTTTGCGTTACCTTTCAAATACTTGCATTAGGCCGCATATACATTTAATAGAGCGACATATCAACCTCTGCATCGAAAGGGGATCGCGCGTAATGGCGCAACTCGATCCGCAAGGTGTCCTGCGCGTCGTGCCTGGACCTGTCCTCGAAGCGAACTTGAAGAAAGCAGACGAAGAGCGCGCCGCTGCGCAGCTCGCGTCCTCGCAACCGGAATTAACCGGCCTTGCCAGTTTCATCCGTTCGCAGTTCGAGATCATGTCGCGACATCGTAACAGCGCATCAGGTTGGGGCGATCGCCTCTTAGCCGCGTTGCGCGCGTTCAATGGCGAGTACGAGCCGGGGAAACTCCAGCAGATCAAGCAGTTCGGCGGATCGGAAGTTTACGCGCGCATCATCGCAGCGAAGTGCCGCGCCGCGAGTTCGCTTTTGCGCGACGTCTACCTTGCGCCAGATCGTCCGTGGGGGCTTGAGCCGCCTGCTGATCCCGACGTGCCACCGGAAGTGATGTCATCCATCAACATGCTGGTCGAGAGCGAGACCGCAACAACCGGCATGCTTGGCGGTGGTTCGATCAGTCAGGATGTCCAGCGAGATCGCGTGATGCAGCTCATGCAGGCCGCGCGGGAGGCAGCGAAGAAACGCGCCACGCAACAGGCGTCGGTCGCCGAGGAAAGGCTCGATGAGATCCTGACCGAAGGCGGGTTCTATAAGGCGCTTGCCGATTTCATCGTTGACTTGCCGCTTTTCCCGTTTGCCTGCATCAAGGGTCCAGTTGTTCGCATTGTACCGACGGTCGTCTGGCAGGGCGGAAAGGCGGTCGTGAGCCAGCAGCCGCGGTTATTCTGGCAGCGAGTTTCGCCGTTCGACATCTATTTTACGTCTGGCGTGTCGGAGATCGACGACGCTTCGGTGATCGAGCGTATGCGCTATACGCGCACGGATCTCAACGACCTGCTTGATTTGCCGGGTTACGACCATGATGCGGTTCGTGCCGTGTTAAAGGACTATGCGAACGGGCTACACGACAATTTTGATCCGACCGATACCGAGCGCGCTACGCAGGAAAACCGCGAGAGCCCGACGATGAATGCCTCAGGCACCATATCGTGCCTTGAGTTCCATGGCGCCGTCCAGGGTCAGACCCTGCTCGATCAGGGCATGGATCCCGAGCTGATTTCCGATCCGTTACGCGACTATATGGTCCAGGCATGGCTCGTCGGCCGGCACGTCATCAAGGTTCAGCTCTCTCCGAGCCCGCGCAAGAGGCACCCCTATTTCATTACGAGCTTCGAGAAAGTGCCAGGAACGCCGGTCGGCAACGGCCTGCCGGACATCCTTAGCGATGTGCAGGACGTCTGCAATGCCTCACTGCGTACCCTCATCAACAATCTGAGCATTGCCTCCGGGCCGCAGGTGGTCGTCAATGTCGATCGCATCGCGCCGGACGAAAACATCGAGGATATGTATCCGTGGAAACGCTGGCGAGTCGTGAATGACGCGCTTGGCAACAACGCGCAGGCGCCGGTTAGCTTTTTCCAGCCGAACTCGAATGCGCACGAACTCATGTCGGTGTACGAGAAGTTCAATGGCATTGCTGATGAGTTGAGTGCGATCCCGAAATATCTCTCCGGCCAGGCGCTTGGCGGCGCGGGTCGCACGGCTGCCGGGCTTGCCATGCTGATGGGTAACGCATCCAAGATATTGCAGACGGTTGCCGCCAATATTGATCGCGATGTGATGGATCCGGCGCTGACTGGTCTGTTTGACATGCTTATGCTCACCGACACGAGCGGCATGCTGACTGGGCAGGAGACCGTGAAGGTGATGGGCGTGAACGTTGCCGTTCAGCGCGAAACCCAGCGTGCTCGCCAGATCGAGTTCTTGACCGCCACGGCGAACCCGATCGACGCCAAGATCCTCGGACCGAAGGGGCGCGCTGCCGTTTTGCGCGAAGTTTCTCAGGGCATCGGCATTTCGGGCGCCAAGATCGTGCCGACCGAAGAAGATCTCGAGCGGATGCAGCAGCAAGAGATGGTTATGCAGCAGCAAGCGATGGCGGAGGCCGGCGCTGCCGCTCAGGGCAGCCAGACTGGCCAGATTTCAACGAACGACCTGGGGCCGCGCATGCGTCCTTCCGGCGGTGTCCACTAACAGCGAGGATTGTGAAATGGGATTTAATTTCAAGAGCAAGCCGGCAAAGCCCGTGCGCGGGGGCAACGGCCACATGGTCGGCAAGCAGACGTCAGGCCCGAGCCGTCCGAATAGCATGGTCAACAAGGGCGGTGGTGGCAAGCAGCTCAAGGGCGGAAAGACCAAGATGGTAGGTTTTTCCGGGTCTAAGCCGGCGAAACCCGTCTGACCACCGGTATGAAGAAACCTGTCAAGGTTCGACAAATCAGGCGCGCGACCCCGAAAAAGTTTTCGGACGCGCAGCTTTTTCCGCACTCGACGTCTCCCAAAACGCAGTCCTTGAAGTCCTACACCAAGGCGGCGCTTAGGGCGCCCACGTCGTTCGGCGATGTCGGATTACGCGAAATATCGTCCCTGCTCGGGATGAGCAAACGAGGCATGAAGTGACGACTGAAGATCCGTTCATTTCACCGGCCGCGGCCAGATTGTCTGCTGCTGCCCCCCACGCTTGGGATGAGTTTAAGGCCGCATTTCAGAAATACACGGCAGACCAAGCGAACAGACTTGTGCGTGCCCCGCGCGAGGATCTGGAGCGGGCTCAGGGCAGGGCGCAGCAATGCACCGTGCTTCACGCATTGTTCGACGACGCGGTGGCAGCCGCGCGCCGTATCGAGGAACGCGCCAAACAGCCGCGTTCGCGACCATAATTCGTTACCCCGTGAGGTAACTTTTCCGGCGACCTCTGTCGCCAATTCAGGAGAATGTAATGTCGTCATCCAGAAAGAAGATCTCGCCCGTCGATGAGAACGTGAATATTCCCCCGTCCGTCCGGGCCGCGGCCGCTCGCGCTGCTGAGCTCCATAAGGCTGTCTATGCACAGCCTCAGGCGAGTGAGTCCACCCAAGACCCAGCTCAAGACCCCGCTCAAGATCCTGCCCAAGACCCCCAGCCGCAAGCAACGGCTTCCGAGCCTGCAAATCCGGCGCCGGCTGAACCTGACCCTGCACCTGTTCAGTCTTCTGCGCCCGCGCCTTCTTCTGATGAGAATTGGGAGCGGAAATACGCTTCGATGAGGGGTCGTTTCGAGCGCGAGCAAACGATCAACCAGCAGCTTTCCGAGCGGCTGGCCGGACTTGAAGCAACGCTCGCGGAAATGCAGGCCGCTTCTCGTCCTACCCAGCAATCGCAGAAGTCGTCGTTGCAACCGCTCGTCACGTCTGACGAAGTCAATACATATGGCACCGAGTTCCTCGACATGGTTAGCCGCCGTGCGTCCGAAGTGGTGACGCCGGAGGTGCAGACGCTCAAAAACGAGATCGAACATCTGAAGAGCCAGCTCGGAAATGTCGGTCATGTCGTGGCGTCAAACGCGCGTTCTCGAATGCACGACGCTCTAAACGAGAAACTTCCGAACTGGATGGAAATCAACGAGAGCGAAAAATTTATCGACTGGTTGTCGTTGCCAGACGCTTACAGCGGTGCTATACGACACCAGTTGTTGAAAGCAGCGTACGCGGCGAACGACACTTCCCGCGTGCTTGCTTTCTTCCAAGGCTTCCTCTCTGAAGAGGCTGCCAAGGCCCCGCCTAAACACGACCCGGATCCGGTCTCCTCTGGAGTGCCCAAAGTCCCGCTCGAAAGTTTAGCCGCGCCAGGCAGAGCCAGGACTGCGGCGCCTGCGTCTACGCAGAGCCCCGCTGAGAAGCCCTTCATCTCACGCGCTGACGTCACGTCTTTCTACGCCGATCTTGCGCGCGGAGTTTACCGCGGCAGAGACGATGAGAAGAACCGCATCGAAAAGATGATTTTCGATGCGCAACGCGACGGGCGCATCCGTTAATTGGCGTGTTACCTCACAAGGTAACACCTGCCTTGTGAGGATCTTCTCCATGCCTTTTCCTGTCGCGCGTGCGAATACCACTCCTCCGATCTGGCCGGCCGGTTCGACCGGCAATGGTCTCGCTACCAATGGGTTTGTCCCGGAAATCTGGTCCGGCAAGCTTGTTGAAAAGTTTTATGACACGACCGTCTTGGCGGCGATCTCGAACACCGACTACGAGGGCGAGATCAAGAACCATGGTGACAAGGTCATCATCCGTACCAAGCCGACCATCAGCATCAACGAGTATAAGGTCGATGGTGCGTTGGCTTTGCAGCGTCCGGTCGGCTCGACTGTTGAGCTGCATATCGACCAGGGAGAATACTTTGCCGTCATCCTCGACGACGTGATGGCGAAGCAGAGCGACCTGAACAACCTGTCGATGTGGGCCGAAGACGCGACTGAGCAGTTCAAGCAGGTGATCGACCGCAAGGTGCTAACCGGCATTCTCGGCCAGTCCGCCGCCGCTAACCGCGGTAACACTGCTGGCCGCATCTCTCAGGATGTGAACCTCGGGTCGTCCGGTGCTCCGTTGGCGCTTGTCGCCGACAAGCCCGGTGCGGGCGAGGTGGATATTCTCGACGCGATCCTGCGCCTCGGTCAGGTGCTGGATGAGCAGAATACCCCGGAGACCGGCCGCTGGCTCGTCCTGCCGACCTGGGCTGCGACCATGATTAAGCGGTCGGAGCTGCGGCAGGCGTATCTGTCGGGCGATGGCGTGTCGATGCTGCGTAACGGCCGCGTCGGCATGATCGACCGCTTCACGCTCTACACCTCGAACCTTCTGCCTATCGGCGCTGCCGGTGGCCTGGAGGCTGGTGAGTCCGTGATGTATGCCGGCCACGCCCATGGCCTGACCTTTGCGACGCAGTTCTCCAAGGTCGAGACGATGAAGGCGGAGAGCACCTTCGGCGAGATCCTGCGCGGCTTGCAGGTCTATGGCTACAAGGTGGTCGACGGCGTCGCTCTGTCCCAGGCGGTTATCGCCAAGGCGTAACGAGATGGGGCTCTGACTTAAACCTCAGAGCCCCATTCACCTTTGGGAGCCAGCCGTGCCGGCACTCGATACTGTCAACGACTACATCGCTACGGCGCGTGTCTTGTTGCAGGACAGTGTTGATCCGTATCGCTACGCCGACACCGAGCTTGTTGCGGCACTGAATTTTGCTTTGCTGGAGATGCGCCGCTTGCGCCCGGACTTGTTCATCGGCCGCAGCAATGCCGTCCCGACTTATACGTTGAATAGCCCCAGCAAGGTTGCCGTGAACGAACAGTACCGCATGGCGGTGCTCTATTACATCGTTGGCCATGCGCAGTTGCGTGACGACGAAGCCACACAAGACCAACGCGCCGCGGCGATGCTGACCGCATTTAGGACGGCGCTGACCGCGGCAACGTGATGGGCGAGACAAGATGGCGAATGCCGACTTGAGCCGATTGATGGATAATGCTCGGATGCATCTGCCCGGTGCAGTCGATGACGCGCTCAAGCTTGAGCTGCGCAATACTATCTCTGAATTTCTCGACGAGACGAATGCGTGGCAAGAGGATATCTCTTTTGTAACGGCGTCTAACCGCGTCGCCTATGACCTGATTAGCGTCGAGCCGGCTGCGATCAATCGCCTGCTGCATGTGAAGCATAGCGGTGGCGGAAATGTTACGGCAACGATGGCGGAGCCCGGCGTTGTGGTGCTCAGGTCGGAGCCAAACGCAGACGAAAAAATGACAGCGACGGTTGCGCTGACAGTTGATGATCCGACCGATCGCAACGCCTATCCGGTTTTCCCGGCATGGATCCTAACCAAATGGGAGGCACCTATTCTCGAGGGCCTTCTGGCGCGCATGTTCGCGCATCCGGCAAAGCCATACTCAAACGAGCGCCTTGGCGTTTATCACGCGCGCAAATTCCGCGCGGCACTCGCCGCAGCTCGTCATGAAGTCGTCCGAACCAACCTGTATGGCGCCCAGGCTTGGCGCTTCCCCCGAAATTTCATGTGAGGAGCCGACTATGGGCATTTCAGACGCAACCGAGAACGCCATCCTGAAACTGATTTTCAACGCCACGGCCTGGGCAAACTATGCAGACAACGCCGCAGCTTTGCCGCAGACCAATATCCATGTGGGTTTACACACGGCCGATCCTGGTGATGACGGCAGCATGGCGACCAACGAGGTGACGTATACGTCTTATGAGCGCGTCGACGTCGTCCGTTCTGCCGCGGGCTGGGTCGTGACGGATAACAGCGTCAGTCCTGCTGCCAACATCGAGTTTCCGACCGGCACTGGCGGAAATGGATTGGTGACGCATTTCTCCACTGGCAAGACAGGTGGTGGAGAAACCGACATCCTGTTCAGCGGCACCGTTACTCCGAGCATTGTGACGGGTGAAGGTATTACACCGCGGATTACCACGGCTTCAACGATCACGTTGGATTAACGGCCTGGTGAGGTGTCATGCAACACGCCTTTCAACAGGCTCTAATCGACCTTGATGTGACGGACGCCAGGAAACTCTGGGCGTTCGTTACTCCTCATTTGCCGCAGCCTGACGATACCGGGATGCTGGTCATGATGCACCGGGCACGGACACAAGCTAGTTCGATGCCGTTGAGGTTGCGCGCGTATTCGCATCGCTGGTTGCTCGATGCCGGTTACCCGTCGGGGTTACCGGACGAGCTCAAGCCTAGTGCCGAGCGCATCTATCCGCAGGTTGTGGAGGGCGTTGGTATTTCCGTGAATGCTAAGTCCGGGTTGTTCAAACCAATCGTGCAACATGTCGAGCAAGCCATGATCGACGCGGTCAATGACGCCTACGCCGATGGCCGGACCGACCCGGAGTTCATCAAATCGCGCCTGCACGATGCGCGCGTCAATACTGTCCGTAAACTCTTGGGAGTCCAACTTAATGGTTAAGCTGGCTAACCGGGTCTACGTCACGACGGCGACGACAGGAACGGGCGATGTTGTGTTGGGCGCCGCGTTCAACAATGTCTCCTGCACTTTTGACGAGAGCGGCGTCGAGGATGGTGATGTCGTAACCTATTGCATTGACACTGCCGGTAGTTTCGAGATCGGCCGCGGTACTTATTCGGCGTCTGGGCAGACGTTGTCGCGTGATACCGTGTTTCTGTCGAAGATTATGGGTGTTGCCGGTACCAGCAAGATTGATCTGGGTGGTCTTTCGACAGTGCGCATTGTCGCTGCGCGGGAAGATTTTGCCGACCGCCCTACGGTTCAGGATGTTGACGCGGCGGTTGCAAACGCCATTCAGCTATTGGTTGGTGCATCGCCCGAAGACATGGATACGATTTACGAGCTGGCAGAGGCGCTGGACAATAACCCGGACGTGTTGGCAGCCATACAAGCTGCGATTATGACCAAGGCCAGTATAGCCAACGACAATACTTTTGGTGGTATTCAGACGTTCGAGAACTGGATCACGCTGCAACGTGCACTGGAGAAATTCCATGTTGTAGGCGCCGCGCCAGGTGGAGCTATGCAGTTTGATGTGCTGACTGCGGGTATTCAATATTGGAATATACTAGCAACCAGTAACTTCACGCTCAATATTCGCGCCGATGCAACAAATCCGCTAGTCGATAGTATGCCCATAAAACGGGTGCTTACCGTGGTGTTAGAGGTGGTAAATGGCGCGACGCCATATTATCTGACCGCGTTGACCATCGACGGTGTCGCGGTGAATGTTAAGTGGGCGAACGGTATGGTGCCGACCGCGGGCACTGCCTGGGCGAGGGAGGCATATACATTCGCTATTCACCGCCACGGGGGTGGTGAGTTTCAGGTTCTCGCCTCACTGACACCATACACGTAACGCCATGCCGATCCTCGAAACATTCGGAGCGGCCTCGGTGCGCGGGTTTCAAACACAACAATCCAAGCCTGCTACGGCTGAATACTATGGTATCACTCATTCGAGTCAATCACCCGGCTCATCGATATCATGGAGCAATTTGAATTTTCCAGCCGATGATTGTTACATATTCGCTTTCGTCAATACGGTCTCGTCGAGCAATATCGAAACGAACAGCCTGACGATCGGAGGCGTCGTCGCAACACGTCTCGCCATAACCAGGCGAATGTCTCTCTGGCGCGCACATGTAGCGGGTGCGACCGGCGCGGCCAGCGCAACTCTCGCGTCGTCTGTTTCCAATTCGGTGCAGCTTGCATTGTTCGCTGTGCGCGGGCTCAAATCAGTTGATCCAGTGCAGCTTAATGCCTACGCCGGGACTGGCTCTAGCCAGACCATTAGCGTCAAGCGCGGCGGTATTGTGCTTGCCGGCGTCGCATCATTATCTGGTGACACAAGCAGCATCGTGTTCACCGGGCTCGATGTTCTGAGTTCTCGGACAACAGGATCGCAACGTATGGGTATGGCCATGCGCTCGTTTGACGCGGATGTCCTCGATCATCCTATAACCATGACCAATGTGGGTCGCGTCATCGTGGTCAGCCTGAGATAACCAACAACGTAACGTGTGAGTTTTAAGCCATGCTTGGGTTCGGGTCAGTAGGACAGCTATCGCTTGGCGATCTGCCATCCAGGACCGATGGCTATGCTACCGCCACAGGCACCGCGGATGTCGCCGCACGTTCGTGGTCGACGGCTGACGCGACCGCCGCCGCATCCGGCGCGAGCACTGCCTCGGCGACGCCGCTCTCCACCGCCGCCTCCGCTGCCGCAGCATCCGGCGCGAGTTTTGTTGTTCACGGCGACGGTCACTCTTATGCCCATGCCGCTGCCGACGCCGACGGCACGTTCGCCACGGCTTCTACGGGCCGGTCGACGGCTGACGCGACCGCCGCCGCATCCGGCGCGAGCACTGCCTCGGCGACGCCGCTCTCCACCGCCGCCTCCGCTGCCGCCGCATCCGGCGCGAGCACTGCCTCGGCGACGCCGCTCTCCACCGCCGCCTCCGCTGCCGCAGCATCCGGCGCGAGTTTTGTTGTCGATGCGCATGGTGTCACGATTTACGAGATCACGGTCACCGCCACGGCTGACAGTACAGCCCGCAGTCGTAGCCATTCTTATGCGGACTCGCCTGCGCTGTCGCGCGGCGCTGCCATTGCCGCCGCTGTCGGCTGGAAAGTCTTCACCGACCGCGAAGTCATCTGCGTACCTGAAGAGGTGCGCACCCTGCTGGTACCGAGCGAAATGCGCACGATCATCGCCCCTGCGTCCGATACGGAGATGGGTATTGGCGCCGAAGACCACGAAATTAACACCATGCCCCGAAGGAGGTCATGCACATGAGTCGTCTTGGAAAATATGTGAAGGCTCCGGCTGACCGCAAAAAATATCGGCTCGATTACAACGACTGGCTGGATACAGCAGAACGTATCGAAACCGTGTCATTCTCGGCCGTACCGTCTGGCGAACTGCATTGTGCTGACTGGAGCATCGACCAGAATGGCCGCGGTGTCGAATTTTTTGTAGGCGGCGGTCACACTGAGGTTACCTATACAGTGTTAGTAGTCATTACTACGTCGGGTGGCCAGACGAAGGAGGACAGCGTCCTTTTTCTGGTGCGTGCCAATTCCTGATTACTTCGCGGAGTAACTGATGGCTTTTTCGGTCAAGCACGCATTCGTGTCGCCAAAAGGCGATCCGACGGATACCACTTTGGTGCGACCGTCGAACTGGAATGCTGAGCACAAACTGACCGCCGGTGCCAACACGGTTCTGGGTGTTGGCGATGTCCCAGGCAATGTTGCTGAACTCACGTTCACGCCATTTGCTCGGAAGCTTGCTGAGGCAGCGGACGCAAATAGTTTTGCCGAAGCGGTTGGCAATATGGTGACTACCGAGAAACTGGAAACCGCTATTTCCGAGGGATTGGAAGAGGCGCTCGCCGATACAGTACTCCTGGATAGCCCCAATATTTTCACTGAGAAACAGAGTTTCGATAGCTGGATCCAGATAAACTGCGCGCAGGAAGTGGTGGAAGAAATCGCCACTGCGCCGACGGGCATTATCCAGCTCAACGTATTGTCGGGTGGGATTAAATATTTTCCCGCAACCGCGACTGCGAATTTCATTTTTAATATCCGCGCCGCTGCGGACGCTACGCTGGCGAGCGTTATGCCGAACAACCGCAAAATGACCTGTATTGCGGAAGTTATGTGTGGCGCTACTGCGCGTGTGCTAACCGGGGTCACGATTGACGGCGCAGACCCGAGCACGATCCGATGGCGCGGCGGTCCGCCCACGCCTGGCGCGAACGCTAAAAACTTTTATCTGATTACCGTGCATCGCAAAAACAACGGCTTATTCGAGGTCGATGTCTCGCTTGCGGTGTTTGAGTAAACCGTCATGTCCATTCTAATTCAGCAGAGCGCGGTGCAGCACGGACTTGAGGATGTTCGGGAGTTATGGACGCCTGCCGATTTGTCGCCTTATGCCTGGTATGACGCGGAATTGTCACCGAAAACGATCCCGCTGCTCACACAAGTGAGTCAGTGGAACGATATTTCTGGTAATCAGTTACATGCGTCATCGCCCACTCAAACTCGTCGACCATTATACGACGCTGCCAATAAATGGCTTAGTTTCGACGGGGTGGATGACTATTTTTATGTGCCATCGCCATTGATCGCTACTGGCAATTCTCCATTCACGATTTTTGCAGTCGTCACACCGAGATCCACCAGCGGTCACCAGAAGATCTATAGTCAAGGCGATCGCGGCGCGGACAACGGTACGCCCAACCTCGGTTTTGTGGATAACAAGTTTTTTCATGGCGCCTGGGCCAGTGACTATGCGCCAGGCACTATCTCGTCGGGCACGCAATATATTGCTGCGTACAGATATGGTTCGGGGACGCGCGCCGTCTATGCCAATGGATCTCAGATCGGTAGTCAAAATTATTCGTCGGGGAGCTGGCGGAATAACTTCCCCGTGATTGGTTCGCTGGCATCCACAGAGCAGTTTGCATACATGCGTCTAAGAACGCTTATTTTTTTCCGGTCGTCGCTCTCTGACGCAGACCGGAATAAGGTCGAGGGCTATCTCGCGCATCTATGGTCCGCGACGAACTCACTTCCCGCCAGTCACCCATACAAGGTTAGGCCGCCGACGCGCTAAGCGCATGAGGATTAGGATGTCAGTATCGCACGAAGAAGTCGAACGCATCGCGACCGAGTCTGCCCGGAAGGCTCTGAACGAGATGTTCGTGAAAATGGGCGTCAATGTCCAGGATCCGGATGCTCTCCTGGAGATGCAGGCGGACTTCAAGCATATCCGCCGCTGGCGCAACAGTACCGAGAGGCTGCACGACACCAGCCTCGGCGCCGCGATCATCGTGGTGACAACCGGCATTCTCGGCGCGATCTGGCTGGCGCTGCAACGGGGTACACACTGATGCCCGCCCGCAACCCGTTCCGGCTGCCTTACACAAGAGGCTTGCCGCGGCTCTCAAGTATGAAGACGGCACTTGTGAGCGCAGAAAGGAACCCGACCGTTGGCGTCAGCCAGGGCGGGTCAAGCCGTCGCCACAGCGGCGCAAGGCCCGCAGCAACTTCCGGCCAGGCCCGCAAACGGAGAGTTATACCCCGATGAACGATAAGACTAGCAAGAATGTCACGGCGACCCCGGATGCCGCACAGCCGGGCCAGGCGGCCCAGCCGGGAACGAAGAATCCGGTCGTGCGCGAAACCAAGGTGGTGATGAGCGAAAATCCAGTCGATCTGGAGAACCCGGCTCCTGAGCCCGTTGCGGCTCCGGCGGTGAAGCCGTCGACGCCTGCACAGAAGAGCAACGCTCCGATGAGCGCCTCGACCAAGGCCGAGATCGCTCGCGGCAAGCAGGCGATTGCGCATCGTTAACGTTTTGTTAACGCTTCGTTAGGAGTTGCAGGTGCCTCCGATCAAGGTAGCAGCGTTTGGTGGCATGGTTCCCGCAGTGGACGATCGTCTGCTGCGGGACAACTCCGCTGCGTGGTCCGAGAATACCTGGCTCTATGCCGGCAGGCTCTCCGGTTTTCCGCAAAAAGTGCCGGTCAAGGATCTCAGCCCGGACACGGCGAAAGTATTTCGTATCCCCAAGGGCACCCCTGACGCCGAACATATTGACGACTCGATCTGGCTCGAGTTCACTAATCCAGACACCGACGTTGTTCGTGCGCTTGTCATCAACGATGTTTATGACCGCTATTACTGGGCATCGAGCACGGGGTCGCCGCGCTATAACACGCGCGAGCGCATTGCCAACGGGCAGCCTGGCTGGCTCCTCGGCGTGCCGCGTCCGACACGTCCGATGCTGTCGGTTGCCGGGGATACGGGCAGCGAGGTCTCGCGTGCCTATCTCGTGACCTGGGTCAGCGAATACGGCGAAGAGGGCCCGGCCAGCGAGCCGGTGCTGGCCAACGGCAAGAGCGAAGCGACATGGACGCTCACGCTTGGTGCACCTGCGCCCGAGGATCTTGGCGTCGATCGCAACCTAGCCAAGACGCGAATTTATCGCACGATCACGTCCTCGTCGGGCACGACGACTTATTTTTTGGTCGACGAGATCCCCATTACGCAGACGACCTATGACGATGTTTCGCTCGATACCGTGGTGTCGGGCAAGAGCTCGCTCGAGAGCATGAACTGGTCGCCTCCGCCGTCCGATCTCGAGGGCTTCATCGTGACATCCAACGGCTTTCTCGCCGGATGGCGTAACAACGAGGTGTGGTTCAGCGAGCCATATCGCCCCCATGCCTGGCCCTCGGCTTACACGCTGATGGTGGACTTCCCGGTCGTCGGCCTCGGTGTGACCAATCAGACTTTGGTGGTCTGCACGCAGGGCTATCCGGTCAGCATCAGCGGCATTCAGCCGTCGTCGATGACGCCGTCGAAGAGCGCAGCTCTTGAGCCATGCCTGTCTCGCGGGTCCATCCTGTCGGTGGCCGATGGCGTTTATTACTCGAGCCCGAACGGGCTGATTTTTGCCGGGCAGGGCGTCGTGCAGAACGTTACCAAGAACCTCATCACCAAGGACAAGTGGCAGGAACTTGTCGGTACGACGACGCTCCGCGCCGCGCCGCTTGGGTCGGGTTATTTCGCGTTCGGATCGATGGAGGCGGGCGTGTTCGACACTGATGCGTTCGATATGGACGCATTCGCGAAAGAGAACTATGTCGACGCCTATCGCGGTGTCCTGATCGACCCGACAGACGAGCGGGTGGCGTTCAATTTGCTGAGCGACCCGACGCCGACGACCTCGGTCCAGAACGACATCTGGTCTGGCGAGGTTCTGATTATCCAGAACAACAAGCTCTATCGCGTCAACACGGCGGACCATAAGCCGGTGCGTCGCACTTTCCTGTGGCGCTCGAAGATCTTCCAGATGCCGAAGAAAAATAATTTCGGCGCGATGAAAATTTACTGGGAGGCTAATGCGCCCAAGCCCGACCCATGCGGCGACATTCCGGTTTCTGGCGGCGGCCCCTCGGAGTTTCCCAAATGTCCGTCCGAGCATGGTGTCGTGCGCGTGTATGGCGATGGTGTCATGCGTCTTGAGCGCGAGCTACCTGCGTCTGGCGAAGTCATCAAGATGCCGTCTGGCTTCAAGGCGGACTATTGGCAATTCGAGTTTGAGACTTATGTCGATATTCTCTCGGTACAAATTGCGCCATCGGCGAGGGAGCTTGCCAGTGTCTAACAAATATCCAGCGATCCCGGACCCGTCCGGCACGAACGAAAACCTGCGCCAGTCCGTGGCGGCGCTCAAGGAGAGCGTCGAGATCCTCACCCGTCAGCGCCGCCCGGTTGAGGCCGGTGCCGTGTCGTGGCGAGATCTTGTCGATCTGGGACTTATTTCGCCTGAACAGTTACCACGCAGGTAACTCGAGGATAGGCAGTTCGATGATCGAGTTCGACAATGTTATCCATGGACACCTGATCGCGGAGGCCATCGCGTGCCCTTATAATCCGAAATGCGATCATGTGATTTCGCGTGTCGCGGATGACGGTGTTCTGCTCGGTGGCGTGATATACAAGGACTATACCGGCAGTTCTGTTTTCATGCACCAAGCTGGCTTCGATAAGGCTTGGATCAACCGTGACATGCTTTGGGTATGTTTCGATTATCCGTTCAACCAATTGGGATACAGTGTCGTGTTTGGCGCAGTTTCCTCGACTAATCCGCACGCATTTGATATAAATCGACGCCTCGGATTTTCTGTCGAGGCTGTTCTGAAAGACGGCTACCCGGACGGCGACATGCTCATCATGGCCATGCGCAAAGACCAGTGCCGGTGGCTTGCTTTAAAGCCGCAGGGGATCAAGTCGAACACCTCTGTTACCTCACAAGGTAATACGGGAGAGTAATCAGGATAGTTCATGGGCAAGAAAAGCGAAGCTCCGAAATCACCCGACTACTCGCCGATCTATGCGGCTCAGACTGAGATGAGTAAGGACTACCTTGCTCTCCAGCGCGAGCAATTTGCGTGGGCGCAGCAGACGTATTTGCAGGACAAGTCGGTCACCGACCAGGTCGTCGAGAGTTTCCTCCGTACCCAGAAGACGTCTGAGGATATGGCGCTCAAGGATCGCCAGCGATACGAGCAGCTCTATCAGCCGATCGAAGACGAACTCATCAAAGATGCCGAGTCCTATGCGAGCCCGGAACGCAAGCAGCGCGAGATGGCCAAGGCGCAGGCCAACGTCTCTCAGCAATTCGACGCTGCCCGCCAGAACGCTATTCGCAACCTTGAGTCCTTCGGCATCAATCCGGCCGATACGCGCTATGCCGCGCTCGATTATGGGATGCGTGCGCAGCAGGCCGCCGCCGCAGCCGGCGCGGGCAACCAGGCTGCCGACATGACGGATGCGACCGCGCGGGCGTTGCGCTCCGAGGCTATCAATATCGGCCGTGGCTATCCCGGCCAGATCGCCGGCCAGTATGGCACGATGATGAATGCCGGTACGGGCGCGGTGAATAGCGGCCTGGCGACGACCACGAGCGGCGCGCAGACCATGGGCACGCCCGCGCAGTGGGGCGCGCTCGGGGCGCAGGGCTACAATTCGGCCACCAACACGCTCAACACGGGTTACCAGAACCAGCTCGCCCAGTGGCAGGCCAACCAGCAAGCCTCGTCCGGCCTCGGCTCTGCGCTCGGCGCCGCCGCCGGCATCGGTTTTGGCTTCATGGGGCTGCCGACTTCGAGCATCGGCGGCAAGCTGCTCGGCTTCAATCGCGGCGGTGCGGTTGGCGACGCTATGGACGGCGGGGTCGTGCCCGAGCAGGTCAGCCCGTCGCGCGGCCTCGCCATCGACGACGTGCCGGCTCGTTTGACGCCGGGTGAGTTCATCGTGCCCGATGATGTTGTGCAGTGGTACGGCGAGAAGCATATGTACGGCTTGATCGAGAAGGCGCAGCGCGAGCGCGACGAGAGCAAGCAGCGTACCGGCGCCATTCCGAGTACAGCGCAAACCCCTGTTCGTCCGCGGCAAGCGTTGGAGGTAAACTGACATGGCATTCGGGCAGGAACTAAAAGATTTTTTGGGCGCGATGGCCGCCGGCCAGCAAGTTGTCACCAGCATGGGTGATCGCGAGTATAAGCGCCTGCGCAACGAGGTGCTGAAGGCGCAGGCCGCAGAGGCCAGCGACCCCGAGATGCTCGGGCTCAAGAAGGACCGCATCCGGGCTCAGACCGACCGTGCTCTGCGCGGCCCGGCTATGCACCCCGCACAGCAGGAGAGGCTGAAGGCGCAAACCGACTATTGGAAGTTACAGCAAGAAATGCTGAAGCGGCAGGGCATCCCGAGCGTCCCCCTGCCTGACACGCTCTTCGATACGCAGCCCGATGCGCCGCAAGCCCCCAAGTTTGACACGCCCGAGCAGCCGCGTGTTCCGAACGACCAGGTCTCCGGGATCCCGCGCTACGCCGATGGCGGCTTGGTCGAAGACGACGAGGACTTTTCCGACGGCGGTTACGAAGACGATTATACGGGCGACGAGTTCGATGATGGTTTCGACAACGAGGTTGGCGGCTTCGGCGGCGAAGAGCGCATGGGCGCCATCCCGAGCTCTCCGACTGCCCCGATGCCTCAGCCGCGGCCTCAGGCCCAGGCTTCCGACCAGCAGCGCAGCTACAACGTGCAGGCTGCACATGACGCGGTGCTCGACGGCATGAAGTACGCGATGAAGGCGACCGGCGCGACGCAGACCGGCGCCCTCGAGTTGTCGGCCCAGCGCCGCTCCGCCGGCAACCGGGCCTATCTTTCCGGCGTCGGCGCGGCCGATCCTGACACGATGAACACCATCCGCAATGCCCTCGATCCCGACAAGCGCCTGTCCGAGGACGGCCGCAATCTTGCGGCGTTCAGTCATGTCTATGGGCATTACATGAAGCAGGGCAATCTCGAGGGCGCCCAGCGTGCCGCCGCGACGATGGTGCAGTTTTTCAGGTCCGTGTCTAATCGGTATCAGGCGCTCGCCCAAGCGGCGGCGGAGAAGGGCGACGTCAACGGCACCGTCAAGGCGGTGATGAAAGCCTACGCCAATATCCCGAACGGCCAGGAGGTGCAGATACAGCAGCGCCCCGACGGCTCGCTCGCTTATTCGCTAACCGACAGCGCCTCCGGCAAGACGATCGAAAACGGCATCGCAACGCCGGAGCAGCTCCTTGAGTTCGTGACCAAGGGCGGCATGCGCTCGTTCGACGACATCATTGCCGCGGCCAGTGGCCAGCGCGTTGCCGGTGCAGGTGGTGGACGTGGGAAGAAAGATGCGACTCCTAAGCTGGAGGATCGCAAAGCAGGAATGGACGCTATCAACGAGTTCGTCTCGAACTCTAAAGGAACGAAACTTACACCGGCAACAGAGGAAGCGACAAAATACGCGGCTTCTCAGATCCATCGCGTGAACGACCTCGACGAGAAAGGCGCTGAGGCGCTGAGGATCGCTAACGCTTACGGACATGGCGAGAAGGGCTACGTACTTAGCCACGACCGCACTTCCATGCTTACTCCTGATGGGCGCAAGATTAAGCTGCCCGAAGGTGCGTTTGATAACCTTGTCGCGTTGCGCGTTGCAAATCGTAGGGCCAAGGAAAAAGCCGAAGAGGAGGCAAAGAGGGAGAGGGATCGCAATGAAGAGAGAGTTGGGCTTGTGGAGGTTATGAACCCGAAAGGTACGGGCGTGCGTGGGTTGCTTGGTAAGCCCACACGCGCAGAGACCTACCGGAAGCACTTTGCTGAAACGCGCAAGAACAGTCCGACGCGGGCGCTGGAGATTGAGGGTGAAGAGGAGACAAAATACGCGGAGCTAAAGCCGAGGATTTAATCCTGTAGCTTGCGAACGAGGTCAACGCATTTAGCGACGTTAAGTTCATCGGGGGAGCGCGTTTGACCATCGCTATCACGGGTTATTCTTTGCCAAATAAGAAGCCTGTGTGCTTCTAAACTTATCAATTTTGAGGGGTTATCGGCGTGACTGCTAATATATTTTTCGACTTGAACGGAGGCTTTGGTCGCTGTGCGGTTGTATGTCTCCCAGACGCTAGGGATGCCACGGTCGGAGTCAGCTAAATCGGGATTATCTAAATGGAAAATTCCGAGGCAAAAAAATAGTTCATTGGTGGCCGCAACAGGTTTGAGGAGCCTGGCATACTCTTCGATATACTTTAGGAGGGGTGTTTGTTCTGAGAACGCCGTGGATGCTGGCACTAAGAACGTAATCAGGCTTATGAATGCAATATGCAATCTAAAGCGCATGTCAGAACTCCCGCCGACTGCTGAAATGTTACCTACACTTAACTTTGGATGGATTTGAGGTCAATGGCTGAGGAATGGTTTCAGGGCCGAGTAGCGACCGAGGCCGAGGATAGGGCCTTAGAACGTGGCGTATCCTGGGGAGACTGGGGCCGTACCGTCGGCATCGGTATGGCGGATTTCGACAAAATGGTGATGTCCGGCGCTCGCGCTTTGTCCGAGCTTCAGGGCGACACGGCTGCCGCCGATCGTTTCGTTGCCGCGTCGCGTCTTGCTGAAATGGATCGGGAGGACCGCACCGAAGGGATGAGCGAAATCGCCCGCCGCCGCCTGCTGGCTGGCGTCACCAGCGAGGAATTTTTGAGCGCGCCTGTCTCGTCGACGGTGCTCAAGATGTTTCGGATGAGCCCGATGCTCGCCGCCTCTGTTATCCCGGCCGGCCTCCCAGGCGTGAGCGGACTTGTGGGCGTTGCGGCGATGGGCGGCGCCTTGTCAGCAGCCGATGTCATCGACGGGATCTATGACGAGGTCGACGCCGCGTCCGATAAGGATTTGAGGCTTGCTGCGCCTTTCTACGACGAGCTCCGCAATATGGGCATGTCCGAAGGGGACGCTCGCCAGAAATACACCTCTACCATTCGCGGCTATAAGCCGGTCATCGCATATGCCATTGGTGCAGCGACCAATGCCGCCGGCTTTGCCGGTCAGGTCAGCCGCATTTCCCGCGGTGGCTCGGCTGCACTGGCTGGTGCCAGCCGCGGCCCTCTCACCCGCGCCGCCCTGGCGACCGGCGAAGCGGCTGTGTCCGGCGGTATCGACGAGGGACAGGTCGATTACCTTACACAAACGGCAGCTATCGAGGGTGGGCTTCAGGGCGAATTTGATACTCGACGGCTGATGGACGCGACCCTTGAGGGCGCTCTGCTGGAGGGCGTCTTTGGTGCAGGGGCCGGGGCCGCCTCCCGCGCACCTAATAGCAAAGTCGAAATGGTCGAACCCAAGGCGCCCGATACCGCGGAGCGGATCGCGCTCGAGGGCTCGCTGCCGCCCGCCATGCACGAGGCGGTCGCGGAGACCACCCTCGCACCCTCGCACCCTGAAACCATGAGCGAAGACACTACATCGCGAATTACTGCCCCGGAGTTACCTTCCCAGGTAACGCCCGAAGTCACTTCCGACGCCGCTCAAGATGTCACCCAAGATATTACTCAAGATACTACTCAGGAGATTGTCCCCGAGCCGGACCCGAGCACCCTTGCAGGCGTGACGCCTGACGGGCGCCGCATCCTGCGCCCCGTCGGCCAGGAACAGCTTGCCACGCCGCTCGGTCAGCCCCAGCGCGTCGTCAAGGAGAAGGGCGCCATCGGCAGCAAGGACACCAAGAAACTCGCCAAGCGCAGCGCCGATGCTATCGTCGTCGAAAAGATCTTCGACGAGCTGGTGCCGCCGGTGGCGGAGATCAAGGTGCCGAAGGGTGACGCCGAGCGCACGGCACTGCTCCAGCGTATCGAGGGTATCCTCACCCGGCTTGAAGAAGCGGGCGTGAAGATCCCCGCCAAGGTGGGCTACGCCGAGAGCAAGAATCCGACACCTGACCATCTCATCTGGGCGCGGGAAGTGACCGACATGGCCAAGACCCTGCGCAAGAAGCAGTTCAAGCTGAAAGAGATCGAGGCGCGCGACGCGCACATCACCTCGTTCCTGATGCGCGAAGCGGCGGCTCGCGGTGGTGACTTCGCGCCGATGCGCTCAGAGCGGCTGCTTGAGGGTGAGATGGCCAAGCGCGGTGGCGCCCTCGGCTCCAAGAACGTCGACACGATAGCGGCTCCGGTCAATGTGGCTGAGCAGGCGACGACTGACGACGCTGCGCTCGCGGCTTCGCAGACGGCGCTTGACAAGGGAGACGCCGCTTCTGTTGCGCCCGAGTTTCTGGTCGAGAGCGACGATGACGCGGTGCAGACCTCGGTGACGAAGTCGGCCAAGGGCGGCGCGCGCGGGCTGTGGGACGAGAGCCAGGTCGGCAGGGATCCCGGCAAGCGCATGCCGATCACCGACGAGATCCGCGCCAAATACGAGAGCAAGCACGAGAAACAAGTTAATAAGCCTGCCGATGTTACTTTACAAAGTAACAAAAACGATAAAAGTGGCAAAAAGCCCACGATTACCCCGGCTGTGCAGGCCCTCATCGACAAAGCAAACGCACGAGCGGCCTCCGCACGGAAGGATGATGTTACCACATCCAGAAAACCAGTCCTGACACCAAAGGTCGCCGAGATGGTGGCGCGTGCCAAAGCACGGGAAGAGGCACGGGGGGATACTGCGCAACCCACTGCTTCACATGCCGATGTTACTTTGCAAAGTAACACGCCGAAGAAAGTCGTGCTGACGCCAAAAGTCGCAGAGATCGTGGAGCGCGTCGCCGCAGCGGCCAAGCGCGTCAACACGACGCCTACCGAAGCGCAGAAAGAGAGCGGTACTTACGCCAAGGGCCATGTCTCGATCTCCGGGCTGCCGGTCACGATCGAGAACCCGCTGGGCTCCAAGCGGTCCGGCAAGGGCCGGGACGGCGAAACGTGGGAGACCACGATGCCGGCGCATTACGGCTATGTGAAGCGCAGCAAGGGCGCCGATGGCGATCAGGTCGACGTCTATGTCGGCCCCAATCCAGTCTCCAAGCATGTCTTCGTCATCGACCAGCTCGATGTCGAGACCGGCAAGTTCGACGAGCACAAGGCCATGCTGGGTTATAACGACCCGGTGCTTGCCATGCAGGATTACGAGAACTCGTTCTCGGACGGCAAGGGCTTCGAGCGCATCGGCAAGATCACCACTATGTCGATGGACGACTTCAAGCTGTGGCTCAACCGCGGCGACACCACCGTCGAGGCTGCTGCGCTGGAGGCGAACAAGGATCTCATCCTGCCGTCGGGCGTCGTCCTGCCGTCGGGCGTCAAGGTTCAAGCCGGCGCCAAAAACAAGAAAAAGATCATCAACTTCTACACCGCCAGCGAGAACACGCGCACCGTGCGGGTAGGCGACGAAACCGCTATTGCCGAGTCGCGCTCCACGTTCAAGGACGCATTCCACCACTGGGTCGGTGAGGATACGGGCGGCGGCCTGGTGTATCAGTTCCTCGGCAAGCGCGTGCGCGAGCTCGCTGCCGACGTGCCTGTTTATGTTGTCTCCCATGCGGACATGCGCCGCTTGACCGCCGCTTACCCGCACGCGAACGATCCGCTTGCATTCCAGCACACGGATGCGAACGGTAAGCCAATGATTGCGGTCTCCAGGAATCTCATCGAGCGAGCAAGTCTTGATAAAATCCGCCTCGTACTCATTCACGAGGGCGACCACGCGATTACTGCCGAAGCGCTGCGCGACAATCCGCGGCTCTGGGCAGCGGCGGAGAGCATCCGCGCGCTCCTGATTAGCAACCATACGCAGCGGAACGAGGCGCTCGGGATCAACGAAAAGACCCCCTACGGCGTCACCGATGTGTTCGAGTTGCTCGCCGAGGCTCGTTCCAATCCCGAGTTCCAGAGGCTGCTGGCCGACACACCGCTCACCGCGGAGCAGGAGACGGCGTTCAAGTCGTTCCTGCCGGCCCCGACCCACAAAAAGATCAAGAACCTGTGGGACGCCTTCATCGAGACGGTGCGCAACGCGTTGCGCCTGCCGGACCTCCCGCACTCGTTCACGGCGCTCGAAGCGGTGTTCCGGTTGCAGGAGCGCGCCGAGGGCTGGCATGTCGACAACAAGTCCAAACCCAAATCCACAAAGCACGAGGTGCACGCTATCACCACGGAAGCCTTGAAGGGCTACGCCGACGACATCAAGACGACGGTGACGGGTGCTGCCCAGCAAGCGCAGCAGAGCGCGCCCAAGCTGCTCAAGATCATGTCCATGAGCCAGATCGCGGAGAGTGCGGAGCGTTACTTCCCGGCGGGCCTGGTGCAGAAATACTATAACCTGCGCGAGATGCGCCGCGTCCGTGCCAGTAAAATCCTGCACGAAAACGCGCCCCTCATCGAGCGCCATGTCGAGCTCGAGCGCAAATACTCGCAGGTCAAGAGCCGGCTAAACGATACGGGGACCGTCTGGGACGACTACTCGCGGCTGGTCCATGACGAGACCAATGCCGGGGTGTTCGCGGATCGCACCCTCGAAGAAAACACCCATCTTGGCAAGGACACGATGTCCGGGGCGTGGTCCAAGGCGCAGCATGCCGAGCTGCATCGGCTTTGGAAGTCGCTGCCTGCGGAGCTCAAGACGCTGCGCAGCGAGGCGATGACTTATTACACGGCCCAGCAGAACCAGATGTCGCTCGACATCATCAAGAACCGCGTGCTGCTGGCGCTGGGTGTTGATGACGCTTCGCTGGCGCAACGCATCTTCGACGAGACTTTCACCGCTGCCGACATCGAGAAGGTGGGGGGCAAGCGCGTCATGGACCTGATCCTTCAGGCGAGCGCGCTCAAAAAGATCGAGGGTCCGTATTTCCCGCTGATGCGTCACGGTGGTTACGTGGTGCAGGGGTTCTACAAGATCGAGCCGCCCAAGACGGGGATGCTTGTTGCCGGCACCGAGAATGTGTTCGAGTTCAGGAACCGCGATGCCGCGCTCGACTATGCCAAGGAGCAGCCGGCCCGGCCGATGGTGCGGAGCATCTGGGTCGACAAAAATACCGGGCTCACCTACGGCACCGACGACGATGGCAAGCAGGTGCGCATCACCTCGCAGGACGTCGACGCAGAGCAGCGTTGGCGCGTGACCGTGCAGGACAAGCATGTCGAGTTCTTCGAGAGCCTGAAAGAGGCGCGCCAGGCGGCGCAGGAGCTCGAGAAGCCGGGTGACGGCTCACCGTCGGCCTTCCGGCTGGTCAAGGGCGTCGAGGAGAAGCGGTACCAGCCGAGCGACTTCCACACCGACATGCTCAGCTCCGATGTGCGTCATCTCAAGGATGCGATCGAGAAGAGCAAGAGCTACCGGGAGTTCACCCCGCAGCAGAAAAAAGAGCTCGAGATGGCGCTCAGTGAGGCGTCCATCCGCATGATGGGCTCGACCCGCATCCAGAGCCGCCGCTTGCCGCGGCGCTACGTCGCCGGTGCGTCCAAGGACACGACCCGCGTGCTGGCGGACTATGCGCAGAGCGTCTCGGGCTACATTGCCAAGCTTGAGTTCGCGCCGCGCATCGAGCGTGCGCACAAGGACATCTGGGCCGCGGTGGGCGACGATGCTACCAAGGAGAGCTCGCTCGGGCGCTCGGCCATCGCCAACGAGATCGACCGGCGCATCGCCCAGGATGAAGTTTTCCAGTACGGCGTCGTCAACGAAGCTGCCCAGCGCCTCATGACGGCCAGTTTCGCCGATAAGCTGGCGTCGCCGTCTTACTCCATCATCAACGCGACCCAGCCCATCCTCGTCGCCGTACCGGTACTCGCCGGGCGGCACCGGGTCGGTGCCGTGGTCACCGAGATGACCAAGGCATATAACGACGTGGCTGGCTTCTCCATCGTCAAGCAGGGGCTCCGTGCCACTGCACAGGCGGCGCAGGGTGCCGATGCGGAGGTCACTTATCTCGCGGACGTCAAGCGCCGGCTCAAGGATGCCGGCGAGCGCCAGCTCATCGACATCCTCGAAGAGCGCGGCACGATCGACGCTGACGCTGGCCTCGAGATCGTCGAGCTGCGCCGCAAGCGGGCGGGCAGTACGGTTACCTCGCAGGTTATGGCGCGCGCCGACAAGGCGCTGGGCTATATCGAGGGGCTGACCCGGCAGATGCCGCGGGCGATCGAGGTCATCAACCGCACCACCACGGCACTCGCTGCCTACCGGCTCGAGATGCACCGCACCGGCAGCCATGAAAAGGCGGTCGAGTACGCGCAGAAGGTCGTCGACCTGTCGCAGTTCAATTACAGCAACACGTCGGCAGCGCCGATCTTCAACCATCCACTTGCCAAGCTGAGCCTGCAATTCAAGAAATACGGTCAGGCCATGTATTACCTGATCGGGTCCAACGTCGGTAAGGCGTGGCGTGGCGGCACCCATGGCGAGCGCGCCGAGGCTCTACGCACACTGGGCATGATCGCGGTCACCCATACCGCGATGGCGGGGGCGCTCGGCCTGCCGACCGAGCCGTTTAAATATCTGCTGATGGGCGCCAAGATGGCGGGCCTGACCGCGACCGGCTGGGATGATGTCGAGGAGATCGTGCGCGACTACGCAGCCTCCGCGCTGGGTAAAGAGGGAGGCGAGATCTTCTCCAAGGGCCTGCCGCGTGCACTGGGCATCGACTTGTCGAGCCGCGTCGGCCTCGACAGCCTTATGACTTTCGGTGAGCCGCGCACCGACAAGGAAGCGGATGTCAAGAAATGGCTGTGGGACACCATCGCTGGCGCACCGGCCGGGTTGGTCACTGATTATATCTATGGCGCCAACGCACTTATGAGCGGCGAGTTCACCAAGGCGGCTGAGCTCATGCTGCCGCTCAAGGTCGGGGCGGACTCCATCAAGGCGTACCGCATCATGACCGAGGGCAAGAAATCACAACAGACGGGACGCCAGATCTTCGATCCTTACTCACCGCTCGAGGCGGGGGTGCGGGCGCTCGGCTTCACCCCGGCGCGAGAGGCAGAGGAAGGCGCCAAGGTGGCTGCGTTCAAGCGGCAGTCCACCAAGGCGCAGGATGCCCGGTCAGAGCTCATCAATCTCTGGATCAACGCCAAAGGCGCGGACAAGGTGAGTGCGCAGCGTGCGGTGCAGGACTACAACCGCACGGTGGCGCAGGAGCTGAAGATCACGCAGGACGACTTGATGAAAGCGGCCAAGCGCCGGGCCAAGCAGGGCACCGGGCTCATCACCACAAAACGCACGGAGCCCATCGCCCGTCGACTGGAGCGCGTCTACGGCGCCCAGTGATAACCTCATGAGGTAACCCATATGGCTAAGAAACCCGAAGGCGTCCGCGACCCCAGCTCTCACAGAACACCGGCGCAGGTGCGTAAGCAGGTGGCTGGCTATAACGCGCGCCCTGAGATGGTCCGGCGCAGGAGCGAGCAGAACAAGGCCCGGCGCGTCCTCGGCCTCAAGAAGGGCGACCCGCGCGACGCCGGGCATATCACGCCACTCGACCGGGGCGGCAAGACGACGCCGTCCAATTTGAAACCACAGTCGCGCAAGGAGAACCGGGGCTGGCGGAGGAAGTGGCAGCCTTGAAGCCTTTACAGGGCACCCAAAAAGCTGAGACTTTTCAGAAGGTACTCGGGTGGGCTATGTAAAAGTAACGGCTATTATTTCAATAGGTTAGGCGAAATTCTCATGCCCTACCATTAGACGATCCCCCAAGCGATTTTCGACCGGCGACTTCGAAACCGAACATCGCGCCGCGTGACTTCGGGTCTTCCCGTGACTTCGGGTATTCCGAAGCCAGTCAGGGGTGGCCCTGGAAGTCGATCACCTGGAC